TTATTTCGTATCGGGTCATCAAAAGAAGAAATAATAAATCTAATAAATAAAATAAAATGAAAATTAAATTGGAATATGTTTGGTTAGACGGATATAAACCTGAGCCTAACCTGAGAAGTAAAGTTAAGATTGTTGAATATGAATCTGTTAAGAACGCATTACTTGATGGAAATTTTCCTATGTGGAATTTTGATGGATCATCAACATTTCAGGCAGAAACAGGAAACTCAGATCGTTTGTTAAAACCTGTAAGACATTACATGCCTTCTGCATTTCCAATTGAAAACAACACCGTTTATGTTTTATGTGAAGTATTAAATCCTGATGAAACACCACACGAATCAAACAAAAGATCAAGTATTGGTGAAGGATTTGAAGATCTTTGGTTTGGTTTTGAACAAGAGTATTTCATTCGTGAAGAAGTTAATGGAAACATTTTGGGTCACAAAAGAAACATTCTTAAAGGTCAAGGTGAATACTATTGCGGTGTAGGTCATAATGTTGTTGGTCGTCCATTTGTTGAAGAACATTTGAATATGTGTTTAAATTACGGTATTAATATCACAGGAACAAACGCTGAGGTTGCGTTAGGTCAATGGGAATACCAAGTGTTCTCTCAAGGTAAATTAAAAGGTGGTGACGATCTTTGGATGACAAGATATTTCTTATTAAAAATTGCAGAAAAATACGGTTATCATATTGAACTTCACCCAAAACCAATCACACATGGAGAATGGAATGGATCAGGTCTCCATACAAACTTTTCAACAAATACGATGAGACTTGACGGAAACGAGGAATATTTTATGTCTTTATTCAACGCTTTTGAATCAAGACATGAAGATCATATTAAAGCGTATGGATCTAACAATCACTTACGATTGACTGGTGAATATGAAACTCAAGCGATGGATAAATTCAGTTGGGGTGTATCTGATCGTGGAGCGTCAATTAGAGTTCCTCAGGAAACGGCTAAAGAATGGAAAGGATATGTTGAAGATCGTAGACCTGGATCAAATGCGGATCCATACAAGATCATTCGTGAAATTGTTAAATCACTTGATGTTACACAACAAATATATGATACAAAACATATGATGACTTCATTTGTTGATATGGATGGTCTTACCGGAAAATACGGAACGATATCTAATGAAGAATTATTAAAAGAATACAGAGAAGAAGAATAATGGATAAAGAATGTGTATGTGGTGGAACAGGACTTTGTCAGTGTCCACCAATTAAAGTAGAACAAGTAAACCACCCAAAACATTACGGAGGTGAGGATAACCCATACGAGGCAATCAAAGTGATTAATGCTTGGGATTTAGGATTTAGTTTAGGAAATACAGTAAAATATATAAGTCGTGCAGGAAAGAAAGGAAAAGACAAAGAACTTGAGGACCTCAGAAAAGCCCTCTGGTACCTCCAACACCACATCGAAACACTCGAAAAATAAAACGGGGTTAGATAAAGAGATTAATGTTTGGGATGCTCTTACAACACCAAATGAGTTATTAAGAGAAACCCTAATTAACTTTATGTGGGGGTTTTTAGGAAACTCTATTGTTGTGTTTGCGGCAAAAGAACTGGACTTTTTGGTCCTTATAAATTATATTGTTTATTACATACTGATTTCTTATATTGTGAATAGGAAGAAATATGAAACCATGTTAGGTAAATTCATTATTCTTCCTGGATCTGCGGCAGCAGGGGCGTTTACAGGATATAAATTGGCTCAGATAATTTCAAATTTTATTTAGGTATGGAAAAGGAATGGAACCCAAACGACTTTCAAGGAAGGTCAAAAGAACAAGTAGAAAGGAATTATAGAGTTTTTGAGATTTTTTTGGTTTTAAGTTGGTTAGTAGGAACCGCTCTTGTCCTATTCAAATTAATTGATTACATTTTTTAATCTATAATAATATGAAATACTACAAAATTACCATAGGAGGTAAAGGTGCTGAAGTTTACCCCTTCCAATTGAACACAGAACAATATGAAGCTCTACGAGATGGTGGTGTTGAGCAAGATGAATTAGATCACGATCATATCTGTGAAATTTTGGGGGTTGATACTTTTTTTGATTCACCAAACGAATCTATTATGGGGCCATATCCCGATGCATTCTTTGTGAGAGTTGAGGACGAGGAAGGGAATGTTGTTTATCAAAGTGAGGAATTTGATAACGAAAAAAGTGATTACGAAGAACAATATTGTGGTGAGGTTGCTTACCTAATCATCGAAGACTATTGCAAGGGAGAACATCTTGTTTACGATATTCCATTAGAAGAGGACTTCGAGATCGATAAGTTAAGATTCAAAGTCGATGACATTGGATGTAGAGTTGAGGTAGTAAGTGGTATACTATACGAAGAAAAAGAATACAAAATATATAAATCATTTGGTGATACATCCAGTAAAGGATACTACTACCATTTAACAGCAGGAATTTAAATAATGATAGAAACAGGAAAAATAATTAACGGAGATTGTGTTGAGGTAATGAAAACATTACCTGAGGGTTGTATTGATTTAGTTGTAACCAGTTGTCCTTATGGGGTTGGGATTGATTATGATGTTCACGAAGATGACGTTGAATTTGAAGATTATAAAGTTTTCTCAAAGCAATGGTTAAACGAGGTATATCGGGTATTAAAAGATGATGGACGTATTGCTTTGAACATACCCTACGAAATTAACAGACAGAAAAAAGGTGGTCGCATCTTCTTTGTATCAGAGATGTGGCAGATCATGAAACAAATTGGATTTGGGTTCTTCGGTATTGTGGATTTAGAAGAACAATCACCACACAGAAGTAAGACTACAGCTTGGGGTTCTTGGATGAGCCCATCATCACCTTACATTTATAACCCAAAGGAATGTGTTATTTTGGCTTACAAAAACAAACACATTAAGAAAGTAAAAGGTCAACCTGAATGGACTGGTGAATTAACGGAAATTGAAAATGAAGATGGAACAAGAAGAAATAAAATGGTCTACCAAGAAAAAGATAAAAAAGAGTTTATGGAGCTTGTCTTTGGTCAGTGGAATTATTTTGCTGATACTAAATCTCTCACTAAGGCGACCTTCTCAATGGACATCCCGACCAAAGCGATCAAGATATTATCATACAAGAATGATGTAGTATTAGATCCATTTGCTGGTTCAGGAACAAGTATGGTTGCAGCTGAGATATTGGATAGAAGATGGTTAGGAATTGAATTATCACCAAACTATTGCGACGTTGCAAGAGGGAGAGTTCAATCTTTTGTTGATGAAAAAACAAAAGTAAAAATTGAAAGTGAGTGATATTTATATCATATGAAAAATTATTTAATCAACGAAAAACAACTTAAGAGAATTCTTGAACAAGTTGAGGACGAAGAAACCGATTCTAAAGATGAGGAAACTAATGATGAAAATGTAAGTGGTGGTTTTTTTGATGACATCGCAAAAAAACCTATAGATAGTAGTGATCCTTTAAAGATATTTTTTGATTCTTTAAATTAATTCAATCAAATCTTCTTCTTTAATATTGTATTTTTTACAAGTATTGGAAGGTAATTCTAAGATCATATCTCCTTCACCAGAATAGTGTTCGCAATCATCAGAATGACAAGGTTTACAATTATGATGTATTTTTGTTATTTTATTGTCATTTATATAAATTATATCTAAAGGGATAATACAGTTTTTCATCCAAAAAGAATGAGGTTCATTTTTCATTAGAAACAACATACCATCAAATGTATCATCGAATTTTTTATTCATCATACCTTGCTGAGTGTCTTTATCAGTAAAAACAGTTTTTAGGTTAAAAAGATTATTATTTATTTTTGCCTTCATATTTATAAATATCTATGAAAAAGTTTAGAAAAAGTTCTGGGGTTATTTTAAAACATGGTGATGAAGTTTTACTTTGTAAACGATCACCAAAAGAAACCTTACCAAATATATGGTCTATACCCGGAGGTGGTATAGAAAATGGTGAAACGCCAGGTCAAGCGGCAATAAGAGAATTCCATGAGGAGACAAATATTGAAATTGGGACAGACTTAGATCTTGTTGGTATAATTGATAGTTTCAATGACGATGGCACCAAAAGAGGTATGATGTTTGTTTTCTTACAAAAAATTAAAGAAAAAAAAGAACCTGACTTATCTGAAGCTTCACACGGACACGAACACACATCTTGTAGATATTTTAAATCTGAAGACATTCCTGAACAAAAAGGTAATGAACAACTTTACAAAATTTTAAAAAAAGTTTTCAAATAGGAAATTGGAACAAAAATTTTTATTATATTTGTAGAAATAATTATAGATGATAAAGACAACCTTAAATCACAACATTAAAATCATGAACGAAAAATTCGGAACTTTGCTTTCCGAATCATTCGTAGACCCAATCCAATTTAAGATATTCTTGAAGATGGTAGACGGAGCATTGAACTTAGGTGAGGATTTATCTTACTTTGATGGTAATACTTTCTTGGTTCACATACCAAATAAGATCCTCAAAGAATCTGTTATTTTAACAAACGCAACTGAGATTAGTTTGGTAGAACAAGTTAGAAACAAAATTGAAAGTTTAGTATGATGAAGTCATTTGTATTTTTTTTATTGAGTAACATTTTATTAACTTCTTGTAT